CAGTTCCAGTACCAGCTAGGAGCTAATCAAGTTTGCCAAGGAGCAACATTAAATATATCGCCATTCCTTAGTTCTACCAATAGTTATGGGCAGCCGTATCAACCGTATTATTCTCGAAATATATATTCTACGAAAGATATAGCGGGGGCTTTTGATGCAGATAATAACCCTGTCGGAGATGGTGAACCTGACGAGCCTACAAAGATAATTAGAACAGAACAAGTTAGAACAGGTATGCAACAGAGTAACACTTCATTAAATGGCGGCCTAACTATGACCTTCTCAATTCCACTGGATAGATCTGCAATAAAGCTTTGCCGCATGGGGATGCAAAGACAAGTCGAATTATATGAAGCATCTCTAGCGTCAAAGCGGTTGAACTATGAAATGTCGAGATTAGCTACGTGCTCAAAACATATTAGGGAGGGCAATATTTTTGTTGGAGAAATGGCTAAAATATGCACCGACGTACGGGTGGTAACACCTCCAAATGTTGAACATACTCACCCTATTTCTTTCGATCTCTCTGTAACTTCTGACGCTCAAAAGTAGATAATACTTTTTGTTTTTTACCAATTAACTTTTTAACCTTAGCTATTAATTTTTTGAATATCGGCTTCAGTGCTTTGGTTAAAATTGGTGTGATTGTAGCCGCAGATGTAGCCACAATAGTTATTCCAAACGTCGTTGATGCGACTGAGGCGCTAGGTAGATACTTATCTGCAATATTAGTTGGCCCCCATATCTCAAGGCATTTATCCCCTACCAACTCGAACCCTATTACTTTCTCTTTGGCCTTTGAATTTCTTATGTCGTATAACCGGTATTGTTGATCTTTTGCTGGACATTCAATTTCTATTTCTCCTGTATCTACTAAACCTGTATCTACATCAGATTTACTCTTGGTTTTTTGCGATTTAGATTTGTCGTCAGGGGGTGTAGGGGTAGGAGGTTTTTTTAAAGTTTGCATTTTTACAGGGTTATATTGCAGCGGTTCAAAGAACGGGAATATAAAATCAAACCCCGGCTTTTCTACGTTTAATTCTCTTGTTATCTGAGGAGTGGTAGGGATACTATTTATTTTTGGTATTCCAATTTTCGTTACTTCAATCTTTTCTATTCCCAAGGTATTGCTTGACCTGTCATACGTGGAATTTTCTTCTCGATGGCTTTAGGCATTGCCTTACCAATATCACCCATAAATTTATTTTTTATTTGCTTTTCAAATTGTGGGCTGGTCACGTAGCGATAACCAAAGAAACCACCGCCCAATAAAGCAACCATTAAGGCTGTATTGACGTAGACAAGAACTTTTAAAATCATGGTTAGCAATCATTGAATTGGTTAGCTATATCTTCTCCCAAGTTCGCCGCAGCTTTACGACTTCGACCAAACCAGAGGGCTGAAATAACCGGTCCTACCACAGGCAAACTGGCAAGAGCCGGGGTGACATACATTGTATTACCGGTATCAGAAATCATTTGAGCATTGCCCTTTGCCATTGATGCTTTCTCAATACATTCAATCTGTTTTTCTGATAATTTCCCATTCTCTCCCTTCCCGTAGATAGCGAACTGGGCAACGGATTCTTTATGTGTATATTTCTTTTTCATCTTGCCTGAAAAACTTGGAGTTTCCTCGTCAATACTGGTTAGTACTGTCCGAGGATCATGTTGCCTCTGCGCTAAAGTCCACTCTTTTGCTCCATCAGCCGACTCAGTACTCTTCATTGAAAAGCTTGAATAGGGGGTATTAGGAAGATTGGTGATACTGGGAATACCCGATTCTTTTTTAGCCAGCAAAGTTAAGGCCATAAAGTTTGAGCCAATTAACCCAATACCAAGAATGACCGTAACTAGCTGAGAGGTAGATTTAAACACCCGCGTTTTTATTTATTATGTCGTCAATCTCCTTTTGATTATCCACTCTTTGTTTTTGTACGGATTGCAATTCTGCGTCTGCTGCTTTCTGGTATCTCTCAATAATCTCGTTATACTTCTTTGTTAAGTTTGATCTTTGCTGGACAAGCTGGTTTAAATCTGCCATTAGATATGAATAGGTATGCCCACCTTATATAAGTTGGTTAGTTAATGCAACCCTGACTTGGTTAGAAATAAACGTAATTGTTATGAATGTCCAAAGCGTGTTTTTTCCGCATTGTAATGTGCTAAAACTTCTGAGTCTGATAATGCTTTATTTTTATATACTCTAAGAATAGCTATTTCACCAGTGAATCTAGTTGAGGAATCACCGCCCGCAATGTTGATATCATAGTCACTTGAAACAGACGTACCTCTAGACTGCCAGCCTTGTCCTCCCCAACGAACGCTCCACACTTTAGGGTCTCCATTTAAAAACAACTTAATAGCATTATGTGAATACTTTGTAACGACCATGTGAACCCATCCACTAGGTATTTCAAAAACCGTAGAGTACTGGCCGGCAGAATATTCATATTGGCCGGTTGGTTCGCTGTGATGTAACTGCCTTGCAATTATCTTGTCTCCGTCATAATTCATTGTCATTCTCAGGCCGCACCAACTTGCATTTGAAGTAGTACTATCGCCTCTTTCAAGTACTATTTCCTCTCCAGAAGATGAGGATCTTTTAAACCATGCCTCTTGAGTAAATTCACCAACAGAGGTACTTGGACTACCTACCGGAAATATAAAATCAGTGGAATCGGGTATTCTTGCATGTTCATCAGACCCATTAAAGGAAAAACTACCTCCACCACTTGTAGAGCTATATGACGGAGAATGATCTACACCGTATTCATTTCTAAGAGTTGCATCATTATTTTTATTAGTTAGGTCATACCAAGCGTAACCACTTCCAGAGTAAGAATTGCTATTACCAGCGTCTAAATATAAAACCAAACCTGAAGATGTAATATCACCAAAATCAAGCCCCGCACCTACGCCAAGCATCATTTGTTGAATAGCCATTTAATAACCTCCTTGTTTGTTTTTTAGTAGGTACATTTATGACAACCCTGCACCTGAGATGTAATAAGTATTGGAAGCTGTGCAAAGTACAGTAGCCATTCCTCTTGTCGCTATCTTTGAAGGAGTACTACCATCAGCAGCATTGTAAAGAGTAACACCTGTAGATGTAATAGTCTGATCACCACTACTATTATTTATCAACGTAATCGCCTGTCCTGCTGTAAAACCTGTACTGGTATCAAATACCCAACCCCCGCTAGTGTTAATTGAATGTTTTCCTGCGTCAGAAGCAACTATTGTATGGGCGGAAGACTTAGTAAGTTGAGGTATAGTTCTTACATCCCCTTTGCTGTCTGATACTGTTCCCGTTCCAGAGATGTTACCGCAACCAATTGTACCGACAGTGATATTTGGTGTACCCGATAAACCAGTAGCATCACCTGTGCAAGATCCAGAGGAACCGGTTGTGCTTTGATTAAGGGTACCAATCCTAGCGGAATCAATCGTTCCAGAGGATATATTTGAAGCGTTTAATGAGGTTAAATTTTCACCGCTAATGGCAGGTAATGTTGAAGGGAATCGTGCATCACCGAGTGTCCCTGCATTTAGAAGTGACGCTGATCCAGCCGTAAAACCACCAGAATCACCCGTACAAGAACCTGCTGAACCACTAACACTACCGGTGATTGTTGCGGTGACTTCTAGAGAAGCAAGTGTACCAACCGAGGTGAGAGAACTGTTTACCACACCAGAGGCGAGAGTTGCACCTGTTAGATTTGCCGCTGCTGTGTCTGTTGTGTCCGCAGCCCACTCCAGAGTTGTAGGAGTACTAACAGAAGCTTTCAAAACGTCTCCACCAGCCGGTGCGTCAGCCGGTAATGTGAGAATTATGTCTGCATCCTGAGCTTGCGCTTTAAATGCGGTGTAGTTTGCGCCAGAGCTAGGTTCTGTTATTTGTAACTCATTACCGCTAGAGATAGTTACATTTCCACTTACTAGTCCTCCACTAGCTGAGTAGGCCGCTGATGCTGCTGTATTTGCTGTATTAGCTAAGTCATAGGCAGTCTTTAATGCGTTAGCTGTCGCCGCCTCATTTATAGAAGTACTGGTAGTTGTATTATTTAGTTGAACTGTTCCTGAAGCTGTCAGACTTGCAGCAGAGATTTTTGAGCCGGCGATAGCCGCCGTACTGCTAACCATGGCGTTATCAATTTTACCCGCGCCGATGGCAGTCACTCCAGCGTTAGTAATAGATATATCTCCTGTGACTGTTACTTCTGTAGGTACATTGCTTGCGTTGCCGATAAGTATCGAAGCTGCTGGTAGATTTGCAAGTTGGCTAAACGCGATGGCAGCATTGCTCGCTAAATTTGCTTGAGTAAGACTTCCATCAACCATTGTTGATGTAACTGTATTTGTATCTCCACTTGTAATGAGCGTTCCGCTAATGTTCGGCAGATTGATCGTTCGGTCAGCGTCTGGGTCAACTACTGAAAGTGTCGTAGTTGAAGAGTCAGCATCAGTACCCTCAAAAACTAAAGAACCTGCTTCCTTAATAGTAAGTGCACCCGTTATGTCACCGCCTGACTTTCTGAGTCTGTTAGTAGCTAAATTCTCTAGAGAAGCCTGAACCGTGTTAACAACATCGGTGGTGCCACCATGTGCAAAGGTATTGACGGAAACCTGTGTAGCAGCAGTGGCAGCCATAGCCCCCGATACATCAATATGCTTCCAATTTGAGCCATCACTTAAAAGATAATCGGGAGCATTAAGAGTTACACCCGGAGCCGGAGTTGAACCGGTTCCTGTGTCATCAACGACAACATAACCTTGCTTATTTTGAGAAGATGCGGAAGGCAGAGCAGCACCCGCAGTTAAACCCGCTGCACCACCTTCAGTAGTTATGCTTGAAAGAGTATTATCAGATGCCGAATAAGTCCCTAAAAGTGTTAGCTCCCCTGCTGTTGTTGTTATCGCAGTCCAACTAGCACCGGTCCATATATATTCGTCTTGAGTGTATTCATCCCAGAATCGCTGACCTTTAAAGTCTCCCGCGCTAGGGAAACTTGTGACATTGGTTGTTGAGTCTGGACCTCCGAATATAGTCGTACTTGCGTCGGAAAGTTTTACACCCGTTATAGAAGACGCAGCAAGTCTAGCTGAATCAAAAGTTCCACTATTTATTTTACTAGCATCAAGATTTGGAATATCAGACGAAGCAAGTACAGTTCCTGCTGTAGCAACGCCTTTTGAGTTAACGGTTAGCTTAGTATATGTACCCCCACTGATCCCACTAGCAGATGTCGATAATCCTCCACTTCCATCAACACTTAAACCTCCTCCTACTGTAATCTTAACGCCACCAACTTGAGATGAATTTGATATTGGTAGGTCACTACTGACTAGACTTGTAGCTGATACGATTTGTCCAAAGGCATTGAACTGAATACCTGAAACCGTAGCCGCAGTAATGCTATTTGAAAGGGATAAAGCACCTGCCCCAGTAATCGCTAACCCACCTCCTATAGAAACGCCACCAACATTAGTTGCATCAGCTATTGGTAAATCGCTAGGTGCGAGACTTGCACTACCGATAATTATCCCCACACTGGAAAATGTGACTTTTGTAGCGGTTCCGGCTGCCACAGTGTTATCAATTACGAGGTTATTACTCGAAATAGCTAA